AAAGGAGATTTTAAATGAAGAACACAAATTGGAAAGTGCCAGTAATTATTGGCATAGGAGTATTAGCAGTTATTTTGATGATTGTATTTGGTGTACAGAGTTCGCAGAATAAAGCTATTGCACTTGAGGAGCAGGTAAATACAGCGTCATCAGATATTAAGGTACAGGAAAAGCGAAGAGTTGACCTTGTATATAACCTTGCTGATTGCGTAAAACAGTATGATAAACATGAAGCTGATACATTGACAGCAGTTGCAGATGGTCGTGGATCAACAGGAGATATTGAGAATGTAACAACAGCTATTACAGCAGTTGCAGAAGCATATCCTGAGCTGAAGTCCAATGAGAACTATAAGACTCTTATGAATGAGTTATCTATGACAGAGAATATGATTGCAGAGTATCGCAGCAATTACAATAAACAGATTAAGGAATACAAGCGATATGTGAGAAAGTTCCCTACAAGACAGTTTCTTGGATTGCTTGGATATGAAGTACAGGAATATGAGTATCTGGATTACAATGCGCCAGTTGATGCTCCACAGTCGTTGTTCAAAGAGGATTAGTATATGAGACATGGTAGAAAAGGTTTTGATTTTGGCGATTTTGAAATAACAAAACGTGAAATCTTGGCTAGTATTTCTATCATTGCAGTTATGATTCTGTTTGGTATTCTGATTTCTTCCAAGATTTCAGAACACCAAATGGATAAAAATGAAATTTATAACAAAGCTGTTAAGATAGAAAGTCAAGAAATGTTCCAATATGGAATGGATACAAATGTTGGTAATGCGTTTGTATATGGTGATTTGAAAGCAGTAGATACAGTTACATATCCTGAAATTAGTGGGGAATATATGTATGTAGAAAAAATTAAAGAGCGATATACAAAACATACAAGACGAGTAGCCCATACAAGAACTGTCAATGGTAAATCAAAAACTTATTATACAACAGAAACATATTGGACTTGGGATAGAGTCGGAAGTGAAGATATTAAGTGTAAAGAAATATCATTTTGTGGAGTAAATTTCGCAAGTAATAAGATTGATTTACCTGGTACTGATTATATTGACACAATTAAAGAATCAAGCCATGTAAGGTATAAATATTATGGTGTTGGTACTGAGTATAAAGGAACAATTTTTACAGATTTGATAGATAAAACCATTTCAGATAATACATCATTTTATAATAATTCGACTATTGATGAGACGATAGAAAGGTTAGAATCTGATTTTCCAATTATTATTTTCTGGATTTTTTGGGTTATTTTAATCGGTGGAATGGTATTTGGGTTCTACTATTTGGATAATAGGTGGTTAGATTAGAAAGAATTTTTTCTTTATTGGGAGGTGATGTATAGAGATGATGGAAGAAGAAATGAAGCTAATATCCGAGAAAATCAATAAACAAGAGGGAAGAAAATATCCATGTAGTAATCAGATTGTTGTTTGTGGATTCTTTTCTACGGATGAAGATTGGAATAATTTTGTGAACAATAATTTGGATAAGATTAAAATACGGCAAAAAGATAGAGTTATATTTGCGAATAAAGAAAAATGGTATTATTTCGATTATACTGATTCTTCACAAAGAGGTTTCCAATTCTATAAGATAAAAGTCTCTCGTAATATTAATCGTGAGATATTTTTAAATTGTATTTACCCATGTTGCTCATTATATTGCAAAGAGATTGAATGGATTTAGGAGAATAACATTATGAAGGGAAAATATAAAAGTTGCGACATAGAGTAGAACGAGGTGATTAATATTTCAGAATTAAATGATAAATTAGGAAAAATAAGTGATGCTATAAAAGTCTTAATGGTTGTTAGTAAGCAGATGGATGCAATAGGAAAAATGATAAGTGCAACGATGGAGAGTCAAATACAAAATGAACTTGACCAAAAATATAAGGATTTAAATGTAGAGTCACAAGGAGACTTATTTGAAGATTTACTTAAGCCAGCTAAAGAATTTGACCTTTTAGATGATTTAGCACTTGTTCCTGAACCACCAAAACAAGATATATCTACTCTTAAGAAAAGAATAAAGTATTGTAAGAATCCTATGGAGAAAAAGAAATTAGAGCAAGAATTAAATGCTTTATATAAGGAAAATAAAAGAAATAGGAGAACTGTATCATGAAGCTGATTAACAAATATGCGAATTCAAGATATTCAAAAATGAATGAATATTATTGTGAAATCACAACAGAGTTGGATAAACTTGCTGGACTTGATCCTAATGGACACTGGAAACATTATGTGCTTTGTGATTATGAGGATGGTTGTTTACCCATCAGAATTCCAGGTGGAACACTTGGAAGTATTGAATATGACGAGAATAGTGTTATTACTAAAATTCATGTTTGTACTGATTATGTTGTAAAAACTTATCCTGATGATGTAAATGAACAGCTTCAGAAATTCGTTGGTCAGAAGATAGAAATTGGAGAATAAATACATGTCAATAGGTGATGGAAGAAAAACATATTCAGATAGCACATTAAAAACTATGACAAAAGATGAACTGATTGATATTATTCGCTGCTTAGAAAGCAATCTCAGAAATGCTTATGAGACAAATGATATTCAATATGAGAACTGTAAGAGGTTACTGAGTGAAGAGAGAAATAAAACACTTGATGAAATTGTGAATCAAATAGATGAATTTCAAGACTCTTTATCAGGTGGCGGATATGATTACTTTCCAGAAGATGATATTAAGGAATGGTTGAAAAATAAAAAGAGAATAAATTAACAGGAAAGATTCGTTTCTTTCGGAAATTTTAACAGATAGGAGTGATATAAACGAGAGTATATAAAGATAAGCAGTATCTTATTTTCGATTATGAAGATGGACGCACTGTAAAATATGATTTCGCAACAAAGACTGCTATTGGAATTAAGGGTAAACCAGTAAAAAATCTATGTAATCAGTTGAGTGGTTTTACTCTAAATGAATTATTTGATTGTTGTGATGATGAAAAGTATGCAAAGTTTTTACGATTTGTTAGAAATTCAGAAGCATACTCATATTCAATAAGCAATATAGGAACAATTCTTGATAGAGTTCCAAGGTATAGTAAATTTGAACAAATCTTCTCAGCAGGATTTGATGACATTATCAAAGATGGTCATTGGTTCAAGTATTCTATAAATGAGATTCCGAAATCTCTAATCAAATTATGTCGTAAATATCCCATTAAATTATCCAACAATACTGTTAAGTATTATAAAGAAAATCAAGATGCACATTACATAGCTTATAACTTGGATTATCTAAGTTTAGATTTTGATGATATTTATATTGCTTGGAATACAGATATATGGGATAGAGTAGATGGTGTTTGTATTTATTATTCATTTTTTAATAAATTAGTGAATGAATATGGCTACAACGCCAAGGATTTATGGTTGTATCTGGATAGAATCAAGACATTTGAGGCAGTTGAAGATATGGGTTTCTTAATTCGTGAATTGTACGATTATGCTAATATGATGAGTCAACTTAGCCCAAAGTATGATAAGTACCCAAGACATTTTCTTACAACTCATAAAATCGCTTGTAGAAATTACAATCGAATGAAAAAAGAGTTCTCAGAAGAATTATTCAAAAAGAGAATAAATAAACAGTATGAATGTTCTTTTGGTGATTACATATTCATTTATCCAGAATCTACACAGGATATTAAAGATGAGGCTGCATCGCAAAATAACTGCGTATCTTCATACATAGATAAGGTTATTGACGGTAAGTGCCACATTCTTTTCTTGAGGAAGAGGAATAAACCAGATGAGAGTTTGGTAACGATTGAAGTAAGAAATAATCATATTGTACAGGCTAGACGAAGATTCAATGATGACGTAACAGCAGAGGATCAGAAAGCTATTGATGCATTTAACAAAAAATTTGCGAATAAGGAGGATAAAGCAGCATGATTAAAGGTGATCGAATTAAATTAGTTCGTAAGATGGGGGTTTTTGACAACATCGGTGAGATTTGTGAAGTAACTGATATTCAGGAAGGTGGAGTAATCTGTTTTAAGTTTGGAGGTTGTCATCTTGGCTGTATGTCATATGACGAGTACGAGAAGTATTTTGAAAAGGTTGAGACACCTGCAAAGAGAACTTGGAGTAAATGGAATTTGACACATGAACTTACTTTTATTGATATTAAGGGCGATGAAAAGACTATTAAATATCAGTATAGAAATAATGGTAAGAGAATTCAGGTTAGAAGTGGTGCTTTGAAAGCAGGTTCATCTTGTTATGATGAGGACGAATTTAGTCTTAGTAGTGGCTTGGAATTGGCAGAGATGAGATTAATTGTAAAATACCTTGATAATCAGGTTAAGTCGATTGCAAAGGCGATGTAAGAGGAGAATAAGTATATGAAAGCATTTGATAAAATTTTTGATGCAATTAGTAGTCTTAATAACAACATTATACATTTAATTGATTGCTATAAGAGAGAACATGATGATGTGATTAGAACATATAACAGCTACAGAGATATTATTCAGGAACAGGATAGAATCATACAGTCGTTATTGAAATCACAGACAAGCAATAAAGATATGGAATGTATGGTGTTCGTCCCATATAGAGGTAAGCCAGTTGTAATTAAAAATGGCGAAGTAGTCAGCACAGATAATATGACTTCGTTTGATGTTGATTGGGCTTATGATAGACGAACTGATGTGACTGTAAGTATGTAAATGAACGAAGAATTTTTATTAATCGTAGAAAGCTTAGAAAAATATAAGGATCTATTAGAAAACAAGAATGATGAAATTTGTGACGGAATGACTGAAGGTGAGAAGATAGCATATCAGTTAGGAATTACAAATATGTATGAAATGTTGAAACAAATTACTGAGCATGATCGCAACGAAGGTAATTATAACGTATTCGTTCCTGAGATTAAGGAAGAAGAATCTGGTGAATATGATTTAGAAGATTTTATTAAATGGGATTCTAAGAACAGAGAATAAACAAGTACGAATTATCGGTTTCCTTGGGAGGTGACACAAATGGAGATAACTAATCCAAAACAGATTGAAGAAAATCTTAAAACTGTACTTACATTAGAATATATGGGAATTCATATCGAAGACACAAAAGAGCAAGGTTTTAAACAATTATATTATTTCTCAGTGCCAGAAAGATCTACACTAAAAACTGAATCTGCAAAAGAACAGGCTGAAACAGCGGATGATTTAATTAAAGTTGCAAAAGCTGCTTTGACAGAGATGATTCTTGATTCGTGCAAATCTGAATTTGACGATGGTGAAGAAGATGAAGAATTTTATAGAGATGTAGAGAATAATATTTCAGACTATGTTTTGTTCTTTGCAAAAGTCAGAAAAGGCGAAGTGTGGAACAAGGAAATGGGTAAAGCTGCTGTTAATAAAGCAGTTGAGCCGTTAAAAAATCTATCGTACAAACAGGTTTAGAAGGAGAATAAATAAATGAGTTGTAAATATCCAAAAGAAAGTAGAATGTATTATGCGTGTGTTCTATGTGATGAAAAGAATACATGTAAAGATACAATTACTTCTTTGCCTTTAACAGACTCTAACATTCCTATGCCAGAATTTCAGCCACCAAAGAATATCATTCCGTTTGCATCAGAAGCAAATAAAATGACAAACAATGCAATTGATAGTTGCACTACACAGCAATTAGCAGAGTTATCAAAATTGATTAGAGATGCAATTGCAGATGGTAAGTTTTCAATCAGTGAAGATGGTTGTTTAAAACCTGAAACACGAAAGAAATTAGAGGAACTTGGTTATAAAGTTGAAACTGGCAATCAATATAATGAATCATATTACAGTATCAGTTGGAGATAAACGAAGTAAAGGAGATTTTAAAATGATGAATTTTGGACAGGCAATTGAAGCTTTAAAGAATGGTAAGAAAGTAGCAAGAGTTGGATGGAATGGTAAGGATATGTTTTTGTATTATGTCCCAGTCGGTGCATATGCTCCTTGTACAGAAATTGCAGCAAGTCTTGTCAATGAGAACGGACTAGTGGAATACGGAGCATATATCGCTATGAAAACTGCACAAGGAAATGTAGTTCCTTGGCTTCCAAGTCAGACAGATATGCTTGCAGAAGATTGGAACGTGGTAGAATAAAATAAGATACTATATATAGTGTGTATTAAATAAATATACACTATATATAGTGATAAAAGTACCATGAAATTTCGATTTCATTGGCTTCGCAAACCCAGTATTTACAAGGGTTTCAGAGATTAAAAAAATCAAAAATGCTCAAATCGAGTGAAAATCCATAATTTTCAATGATTTTTAGAGAATAACAAAAATGAGGTGCTGAAAACCCTTATAAATCAAGGGTTTTGCAGTATCAATATCAAGAAACAGTAAAAATAGAAATCGAATGAAACTGACATTTCTTGAGGAGGTTGTATGAATATTTTAAAGAAAATATTTTGCAAACATAAAAATAATGGGATTGTTTGTTGGCATTGGACTCATGGACAAACTGCTAATGATATTAGATTTTTAGAAATTCAGAAAAAATGCAAAGACTGTGGCAAATATCATTTCAGCTACATAAAAGATTGGAATCAGTGTAATAAATTTATCGCAAAATACCCAAATAAAGAATGGTCTGATGTTTGCAAACCAATTTTGAATTAAACAATTTGGAGAATATTATTATGGAATATAAAAGAGGTCGTAGGGTGTGTCTTAATTTGATACGAAATCCAGTAGATAATTACATAGAACATAAAGATGAAATCGAAGAAATTCTTAAACCATTCACAGTAGTTCCACGAAATAAAATATCTAAAGTAGATACAGACCAATGGTTATATATTAGTTCGGCTTGGCAAGATAAAAATTATGTAAGAGCCGTCGAGATTTGTAAGGGTAGTAAGATTTATAGTACGGATGAAAATGACTTATATGAATTAGACGAAGAATTGAATGAACTTGGATTTAAGACAAGAATGGGTAGAAATTGTGATACAGGAACTTTAAGTATCGCAGTCTTGGAAGAACCTGAAGAGGTAAAAAATTGAAAATATGTGTAACAGGTCACAGACCAAATAAATTATATGGATATAATCTATCTGATCCACGGTGGCAGAGATTAAAAGAGCAGTTCAAATCAATTTTAAAAGAGAATAATTGTGAGGAAGCAATTACAGGAATGGCTCTTGGAGTTGATACAGTGTTTGCATTGGCAGTATTAGAATTAAAAAACGAAGGATATGATATTAAGCTGCATTGTGCAATCCCTTGTAAAAATCATTCCTGCAAGTGGATTAAAGAAAGTGTTGACCAATACAATTACATTCTTTCTAAAGCAGATATTGTCAAGTTGGTATCTGATGAAGAATATAAGCCTTGGTTAATGCAGAAAAGAAATGAATATATGGTTGATTTAGCTGATAGAGTTATTACAGTTTGGGATGGTTCAAAAGGTGGAACAGCAAATTGCATAAAATATGCTGAGAAGGTTGGTAAAGAAATTATTAGAATTGAACCATAAAACAGAGAATATATAGATGGAGATGAGACAGGGTTGAAAGAAACATGCGATATTTTAGAACTACGAGAAAAGCTTAATAAATATGAAAAACTTGGAACATTTGAACAGATATGTAGAAAAGTCAATGAAGAAGATATTTTTAAGTTTTATTATTGTGAAAGCCTTGATAAATATTATGTTGGAAAACGATGTGGAAATTTTTACTATGCTTATGTAGAAATATATCCTGATGGTGATATTTGTTTAAACTATGAATGGTCAAGATATTTGCCATGGGGCGAACACATAGTAGATGAAACAACGGAGTGGAAAGAATTTACATATCCAAGCGAACCTAAAGAAATTTCGTTTGAGAAATGGTTAAAGGGCTTTATTCGGAGTATTAAAACTAATTAATTTTTAAAATTCATTCGAGTCACAATTTCCAATAAAAATGAAAATCGAATAGAGAATAAGTAAGTGAAAGGAAGAATTATATGAAGTTATTTAAAAGTGTAGACGAAAAGTTAAAAGAGATTGGTTTTGTTAAAATCGAAGAGGATAAATATGGTGTAAGGTACGAGAGGAAAAATAGCAAATATAATTTTACTCAATCTGTAGATATTCTACATAAAAGTTCTGGTAAACACATTTTACAGTCTTATGATCCAGATTTGATGGATGAAAAGAAAGTTGGAAATACATGTGTTGGTCTTACTGGATATGAAGTTATTTCTTAAAAAGATGAAGCAGATTGATTTGTACAGTAAATAAATAATTTACTGTTTCATGCGAAATTCGAGGAGGTGAGAAAGATAGAGGATCTTATAAACTTATCAGATATTATTCTTGATAAATTAGAAAATATGCATATAGATGCAAAAGGCACTATTAAAGATAAATCAGAAAGTATAAATATCGGAATTGATATTTCAAATTTAAATGATGCAAAGATAGAGATTACTTGTTGGGATGAATGGAATTCTATAACTGGGAAAATTGAGCATAAGAAAAAGGCAACAATTAGTTTTACAGATTATGAAATGGATTATAAATTTCAAGATAAAAACAAAACTAATATATTGGAATGTTTATGGGAAGCAAGTAAGACAGAGAATACATAGTTAAGAGGTGATAAACTTGGATACGCAGCTATGTAAAGCAAAGAGCATTAGTAGTGGTCAATGGGTTTGTGGATATTATGTAAAAGGTTTAGATATGTATGACAAAGAAGTTCATCTAATATTTGAACCTGCCACGATATTTTATTCTAGTGGCGAAACCGATGGCTTTGAAGAAATAGATCCAAAGACATTATGTAGATGTACAGGCAGCCATGATAAGAATGGTAAGTTAATCTTTGAAAACGACATTCTAAACGGAGAATTATATAATGTAGTATCTTATGGAAATGGTGAAAATGAATTTCTCGGAATGAATGTTGGTTGGTATGTTCAGAGAGATAACTTTGAATCATGGTGTGAATTAAATGATTTGGAAATGTATGAAATAACAGGAAATATCTTAGATAATATCTAATCAGTCTTGAACGATTCAGTTCAAAAATTCCAAACAAAAACATACATAATGAATATTATATTCGTTGGAAATAAGAGAATATATAAGCGAGGTGAGAATATGAGTTCTGTAGATGATATGTTTCAGGATTATATGAGTTTTGTAGATGATATACATCATGATTTTTTTGACACAATGGGTATGGTTGATAACGATGAATATCCAGAGTATGACGATAGCTTTCTTTCAGAGAGAAGACAAAGACCATCGACTTTAGGTGGTGTAGATTGGAGATATGAAAAAGGTGGAGTATTTTACAATGATTAATTGTCTAATAATTGTTCATATAATTGGAGCAATTATTACTATTGTTATTCATTGTAGAGACGGAACAATGGAACATGCTTCAAAATATGGAGATGGGTTTAGATTTGCAAAACCGTCAGATGTTATATTTCAAGATTGCTTACTATGGGAAATTCAATCAGTAATTCATACGATAACCTTTGTAGAAGATTACATAAACAGTCAATTCAGTAAGCATTTTCATTGAACAATTCAGTTCAAAAAATTCCAAAACAAAATGTCACGAATAATATATAAAATCCGTGACAAAAAAGAGAATAAATAAATGCGGATGGCATTTGTTTGGGTGGAAGAACAGCATACCCTTGGGTTTTTATACTCAAAAATCACTGATTATACATAGATGTTTACATAAATTAACTTCTGTGTTCCGTCCATTTTGGGCGTTTAGATAGATTGTTTTATTAACAATATTTACATAATTTTTTAATTTTAAGGAGGACAAGTAATGGGATTTCAGAAAGCAAAAAGAGAGCAGGTATGGTTAAAGGTGTTGCTGAGTGGTGCATCAGGTAGTGGTAAGAGTTACAGCGCATTAAAAATGGCAACAGGAATTGCAAAGAAATGCAATAGTGGCATTGCATATATTGGCACTGAGGGATCTCGTAACAAGTATTATGCAAATGAGTTTGATTATGACTTACTTGAACTCGAAGAGCCTTTTGAGTGTGAGAAGTATATGGCTGCAATTGATGAGGCTGTTAAAGCTGGATATAAGGTGCTAATCATCGACTCAATGACGCATGAATGGAAATGGTTAAATGATGTACATGATAAAATGCCTGGAAATAGTTTCACTAATTGGGGCAAATTAAAACCACGTCACCATAAGTTTATGGACAAGGTGCTTAATAGTCCAATCCACATTATTGCTACAGCAAGAGGAAAAGACGATTGGGTTCTTGAAGATAAGAACGGTAAGCAAGTACCAAAGAAAGTTGGTATGGGGCAGCAGCAGGATAAGGATATTTCATATGAGTATACGGTATCACTTATGATTTCTCAGGATACACATGTTGCTTCTGCTGATAAGGATAATACGCATTTGTTTGATGGTAGATTTGAAGTGCTTACAGAGAACGATGGAGAAAAACTTTATGATTGGGCTAATCAAGGTGAAGCACCTACGCCAAAAGCACCACAGCCTACATATTCAGAAGTAGCCGAGACAGACGAAGACATTTTAAAAGCTATTAAGAAAGAGATTATTTCTCTTTGTACTCAGCTTGGAGGAACAAAGAACGAAGCTCTTATGACAACATTAAAAGAGTTTGTGCCTAGCGGAAATCCAAATGCAATTAAGGATGTGCAGAAAGCAAAGGATTGTTTAGCAAAGATTAAAGAGATTCAGCCAGTACAGGCGTAATTATAAGGAGGACAAAAATACATGAATAAAGTAATTTTAATGGGAAGACTCACAAGAGATCCAGAGGTAAGATACACACAGGGCGACAATGCATCAGCAGTAGCAAGATTTTCTCTTGCCGTTGACCGTAGATTTAAGAAAGATGGAGAGCAGACAGCAGATTTTATCAATTGCGTAGCTTTTGGTAAAACTGGTGAGTTTATCGAGAAGTATGGTCGTAAAGGCACAAAGTTTGTTGTAGAGGGACGTATTCAGACTGGTTCTTATACAAATAAGGACGGACAGAAGGTATACACAACAGACGTTGTTGTTGAGCAGGTTGAGTTTGCAGAGAGTAAGTCTTCTGCTGATAGTAATACAACAAACAACACTGCCAATTCAAATGCACCAACCGACACAAGTTTTATGGATATTCCAGATAGCATTGATGAGGAACTTCCATTTAATTAAAAGAGGTAGATATGGCAGATAAAAAAGAAAGAGAATATGTCTGCGCATATAAGTATTGTTTACACCACGGACAAAAGGTTAAAGCCTCTGAGTCCGTGGTAATAAACAAGAAACATTACCATTGGGATTGTGCAGGTATGAAACAAGAAATTAAAGATTGTGTAGATGCTTATATGGATTGTATAGAAGATAAAACACAGTTCCCTATTGCATGTAGAGCAATAAACACAATGGTTTTTAAAAACAAAGTACCTATAGAGTTCATCAGAAAAAATATTGAATCATCGAAATTATATTATTCAACAAAACCTGTTCAGATTCTATATGGACTTAGAAAGCTATTTTACGAAAAAGAATTTAAAGCATAGGCGGTGAGTAATTGCTAATCGAAAAAACTGACATCGAAAAAGCTAAAGATAAACTTGGCGATAATAATGCCTTTTTAATGGCAGAACTACTTGAATTAGAAAATTTTGATGACAAAAATCTGAAAGCCTGTTGTCCTTATCATAATGAGGACACTGCAAGCTTTATATATAACAAGAAAAATAAGACTTTTCATTGTTTTGGATGTAATAAAACGGTAGATATTATTGATGTCTTAATGGAAAAAGGAAACACATTCTTAGAAGCTGCCAAGTATCTATTCGAGAAAGCTGGTATCGAATACAGTTTTGGCGAAAAGGATGTAAGAACTCGTCACAATTATAGATATCCACATGAAGAACCAATAAATGAAAAAGAGCATGTAGTTGACTATTGGGGAAAACGTGGCATTTCAAAAAATGTAATTGACTATTTGGATATTCGAGAGGATTCACATGGTAACGGTGTATTTAACTTTTATGATACAAATGATGTTTTGACTATGGTTAAGTATAGACCTGCAAGAACTGTTGAAAAACATTCTGGTCAGCCTAAAACGTGGTGTCAAAAAGATGCTGATACATCAGCACTTTTGTTCAATATGAATAGAGTTAATACATCAAAACCATTACTTATAACAGAAGGCGAGACAGATTGTGCGAGTGCTATTGAGGCAGGATATATCAATACAGTAAGCGTTCCTCTTGGAGCTGGCAATCTTCATTGGATTGAAGAAAATTGGGATTGGTTAAATAATTTTGAATCTATTATTATCTGGTCTGATAACGATGAGGCAGGTATTAAAATGAGAAAAGAATGTATTTATCGTCTTGGTACATGGCGAACAAAATATGTATCAACACCTGAATTCTTTGAAAAAGAGAATGGTAAGAGAGTTCCACTAAAGGATATCAATGATTGTTTACAAGTTGGAGGAAAAGAATTTGTTATGAATCTTATTTCAGAAGCAAAGGATGTTCCTGTAAAAAGTGTTGTTGATTATTCAGAGATTGAGGAACTTGATATTTCTCAGATGGATGGTGTAAAAACTGGCATTAAACCATTAGACGATGAGTTGTTAAAAATCTTCTATGGAACATTGACGGTGTTATCAGGAAGACCTGGTAGTGGTAAGACAAGTATTATTGATCAGACAATAGCAAGGACTATTGATGATAGTAGTCCTGTATTTTTGTTTAGCAAGGAAATGCCAGAAAGAATGAGTGCAAACTGGTTTAATACAATTATCGCTGGTAGAAGAAATATGGTTGAAAGGACAAGTCGAGACAACCGTAAATATTACATAGTTCCACAAGCAATACAAAAGAAGATGCAAGCACATTATAATAAGAAGCTTTTCATCTATAGAGATGATGAGCCAAATGATGTAGATTCAGTTTTAAAATCTGCTGAAGAATGTGTTAGAAAGTTTGGATGCAAGCTGATTGTACTTGATAATCTTATGATGATTGACTTGAATTGTTCTGAAAGTGACAAAAATACGGCACAAACAAATCTGATAAATGCACTTATTAAGTTTGCTGCTAAATTCAACGTAGCTGTTGTTCTGATAGCACATCCGAGAAAAACACAAGATACAAATTCTGATATTGAAATGTATGACATATCTGGCACTTCTAATATTATCAATCTTGCTATGAGATCCATAGGTCTTAGAAGAGTTTCCAAAAAAGAGAAAAATGATCCGAAATCTAAATGGCATAACTACGATGTGGTTTTAACTGTAATAAAAGACAGATTGCTTGGCAAGGCAGACTTCCAGATGGGATTATGGTATGACTTGACATCACGTAGATTTTATACAGATTACGATGAATATGACACAAAATTTGCATGGGATGACAATGTATATACCGACAGGCTCCCATATGTTGATAGAAGCATAGATAATACATTTCCAGACAAATAAGGAGAATAAATTATTATGGAGCTTCCTAAGAATGTTAAAGATATTTCTGGATTACGAGTAGGAAGACTTGTGGTAAAAGAATTTTCACATTTGCAGAATCACAAAGCGATATGGCTTTGTGACTGTGATTGTGGAAACAAAGCAATTCCTAAATATGGATTTACTTTAACAAGTAAAAATCCAACTCAATCCTGTGGATGTCTACAAAGAGAGTTTTCTAAGGAAAACATCAAAAAGGTGTCAAAAGGCAATATTGGCAAAAGAAAAGGTAATAACTATACAAAATATGAAGATTACTATGAAGGCTTTGATTGTAATGGGAATGTATTTTTAATCGACATTTCCGATTATGAAAAAGTATCTAAGAATACATGGTGCATAAACGATAATGGATATTTTTCAACGATCATAAATGATAAAAAAGTTTATTTACACAGATTCGTATTGAACTGTTCCTATAATGATGAAGTCATTGTTGATCATATTAATGGTGTGCGTTCTGATTGTAGAAAGAAAAATTTGCGAAAAGCAGATAGATTTGTCAATGCATGGAATGCTGAAACAATCAATAAATATGGTGCGAAAAATATTAGAAAAAGAGGACGTAAATACGAAGTTCGAGGTGTATATAAAGGAATTACATATAATATTGGTTCGTTTGAAAATTTAGATAAAGCTATTAAAGCTAGGATAGACTTTGAAAATGAACACTATCCTGAATATAGGAGGGATGATATTGGAAGATGAATTAGATTTTATATTGGATACAATGACATGGAGTTTTTCAAGATTAAACGCATTTTATAATTGTGCCTATGAGTTTTATTTACATTATGTTGAATGTAATAAATCTGAGAATGGTTTTTTTGGAGAATATGGTTCACTTATTCATAAAATCCTTGAAAAATATGAAAAAGGCGAACTTTCTTTGTTTGAATTGAATGAGTATTATGAGGAACGCTTCGATGAGGATGTTCCTCACGATGCTCCACCAAACAAATTCGTAAATATTAGGCAATCATATTATGACAAAGGTATTGATTACCTTGATAACATTGACCTTGATTTAGAAAAATATGAAGTTCTTGGAGTTGAGAAAAAAGTAGAATTTAAAATTAACGACAAGGATTTTATCGGATATATAGATTTACTTGTAAAGGATAAAGAAACTGGTGAGATTATTATTATTGACCATAAATCCGCAAGTATTAAAATTCTGAAAAATGGTAAGATTAGCAAATCTGACCAACAGCATTTCTTAGATTTCAAACGACAGCTCTATTTATATTCAATCCCTGTAATAAAAGAATATGGTTCTGTTTCAAAACTTAAATGGAACATGTTTAAAGATCAAAAGTGGATAGAAGTGCCTTGGATTCAAGAAGAGTACGATGAGGCTATTCAGTGGGCAAAAGATACTCTTGAACTTATTGAAAAAGAAAAAGAGTGGCGACCAAACCCAGATTATTACTATTGTCATTATCTTTGCGGTCAGAGAAATCATGCATGTGAATATAAACCACAACCAACGAGTAAGAAGAATGAAATCGACAATAGACATTATAACCCTGAAACTGACTCATATGAGTAGGAGGTGATATTATCAGCAATTATATAGTATATCATTTACATACAGAAGATTCTTTATTAGATAGTTGTACAAATTATAAGTTATATGTAGACAAGGCAGTAGAACTTGGACAGAAAGCTATTTGTTTTACAGAGCATGGCAATATTTATAACAATATTGAGAAGAAAATGTATGCAAATGGCAAAGGTTTAAAATATCTACACGGTGTTGAGGTTTATTTGACAGCAGCACTTGAGCCAAAACAAAGAGATAATTACCATACAATTCTTATAGCAAAGAATTTTGAAGGTGTAAAAGAAATAAACACATTGGTTGACTGGTCTACACAATCAGACCATATGTACTATAAGCCAAGAATTACGTTCGATGAATTTTTTAATATTTCTGATAATGTCATTAAAATTTCTGCATGTCTTGCATCTCCGTTGAGTAAATATCCTAATTTTATTGGAAAATTGGTTAATGAAAAAATAGCTGAATTAGAAAAAAATAAAGAAACAGAAGCTAACAGACTTTATACAGAGCTAAATTCAGAAGCTGCAAGAGATCAGTGGATTGAAGATAGCACAATCATTCATAACACATCTTATGAAATATATGTAGAACAATGTATTGAAAAATCCAATAATGCATTTGATTTACAGATAGAAGAAGCAAAATCAGAATTGGAAAATGCAAAGATTGTATATGACAAACTGATGAAAACATATGACTATTATGAAATTCAGCCACATGTTAAGTCTATGGATCAAATTCGATATAACAAAATGCTTTATGAGGCATCAAAAAAATATAACAAGCCTTTAATAGCAGGAACAGATACACATAGTATTGATAGTTACAAGGCTGAGTGTAGGAGTATTCTTCAGAAAGCAAAACATATTGAGTTTTCAAACGAAGATGAATTTGACCTTACATATAAATCGTATGACGAGTTAGTTGATATGTTCAAACAACAAGGTTCTTTACCTATGAATGTTGTGTTGGAAGCTATCGAGAACACTAACCGCATGGCTGATTCTGTTACAGATTACGAATTAGATACAGCTTTTAAATATCCGATTCTCTATGACAATGAAGAAGAGGTATTTGTAGAGCGTATCTATAGAATGTATCATGAAAAGCTTGATAAAGGAATTATTCAACCAGATCCACGATATGAGGAAAATATAAAAGAAGAACTTCGAGTATTTAAGAAGATTGGTATGGTTGGATTCATGCTTTTCATGTCAGAATTGGTATGTTGGTGTTGGGATAATGGTATACCAATTGGTTTTTGTAGAGGTTCTGTTGGTGGTTCAACTATTGCATATTTAACAGATATTATTGATGTAAACCCTGTAGTATGGAATACGGTGTTCTCTCGATTTGCCAATGAGGATAGAAAAGAGATTGGTGATATTGATCTGGATATTGCACCATCACAAAGACATTTAGTATATGAGCATATCATTGAAAAGTTTGGTGCTGATAAAACAGCTTATGTGTTGGCTATCGGCACGATTTCTGACAAAGGTACTATTGATGAGATTGGACGAGCTTTGAATATGCCACTTGGAGATGTCAAGCAAGTAAAAGCTCAGTATTCATTATTTACCGATGGTATTACTGATTGCAATGACAAGATCAAGAAAATTGAATCTATTGATGGATATGAAAATAATGAAAAGTGCTTAAAAGACTTGGAAGAACTTAGAAGTAAACTTGAGTATAACGAAAAGTCTTTGAAGGATTTAAAAGAAAAACAATATCCTAAGTTATTCTATTATTTTGACGGTCTTGTAGGAACAGCAATTTCTCAGTCGATGCATCCAGCAGGCATTATTGTAAGTCCAGTAACACTACCTGATAATTATGGAACATTCTGGTCTAAGGATGGTAAACGTATTTTGAGTATTAATATGGAAGAAATTCATGAAGTCTCCCTCGTAAAATACGATTTGCTTGGTCTGAAAAACATAGAAATTATCAAAGATACATGTGAATTAGCACATATTCCGTATCCGAAATCACATACAGTCAATTGGAATGACGAGAAAGTTTGGGCACATATTGCAGATAGTCCAGTAGGCATATTTCAGTTTGAATCAAAGTTTGCCTATGATTCAATGAAAAAGTTTGAATGTCATTGCGTAAATGACTTGTCGCTTGTAAATGCCTCAATCAGACCTTCAGGAGAATCATATAGAGATAGGTTATTAGCCCATGAACCAAACAAAAATCCATCGGAGTTGATTGATAAATTGTTGGAAGATAATCATGGATTCCTTATATTCCAGGAGGACACAATTAAATTCCTTACAAATATTTGTGGTTTGAGTGGTAGTGATGCTGATAATATTCGTAGAGCTATTGGACGTAAACAAAAAGATCGTCTTGAAGCTGCGCTACCATCTATTCTTGAAGGATATTGTAATATGTCCTCTCAGCCTAGAGAAATTGCAGAAAAAGAAGCACAAGCCTTTTTGAAGATTATAGAAGATAGTTCTAATTATCAGTTTGGTTTTAACCATTCAACAGGATATTCAATGATAGGTTATATGTGTGCTTATCTCAGATATTATTATCCGAAAGAATTTATTACTGCGTATCTAAATAATGCCAATAATGAAGATGACATTATGCTTGGTACAGAATTAGCAAAACAACTCGGTATTACAATTCATAGCATCAAATTCAGACATTCTACTGCAAAGTATTCTTGTGATAAAGATGGTATTTACAAGGGTATCGCTTCTGTAAAATTTCTAAACGAAGATGCCGCAAACGATTTATATTCCATTAAAGATGAGAAATTTAATACATTTATTGACTTATTGGTAAGAATTTCTGACCTCAAAGTTGATAGCAGAAAACTTGAAATCTTGATTAAACTCGATTTCTTTGAAGAATTTGGTGGTATTCGTTATCTACTTACTTGCAGTGATTTGTTTTCAAAATATTATGGCAAGAAACAGATGAAGAAGGATAAGGCACTAGAGTATGGACTTGATTTTGATGTACTTAGAGAATGTTCTGGCAAGGAAACTCAGAAGACGTTTATGGAATTAGATAGTGCAAAACTACTTAATAAACTCTTGCAGAATGTCCCAAATGAGAAAACTGATATGCGAACAAAGATTGCTTATCAGATAGAAAATCTTGGGTATGTAGATATTGTTGATAAAAAGCTGGCAGGTTATTGTGTGGCATTGGATCTTAATGTTGACTATTCTCCACGATTGAAGCTATATGCATTGGCAAATGGTAACACAATTCCAGTAAAAATTAGCAAGAAAATATTCAAACAGAATCCTATCAGACGTGGAGATATTGTAAAAGTCACAAATCAATATAAAAAACAAAAAATGAAAAAGGTTGATGGTGAATGGCAAGAAACAGACGAACAAGAATGGTGGGTTTCCGAGTACCAAATTTGTTAGGAGATGTAAATGAAACAGTATTATACAGACAAAAAATATAAAGAATTACTGTCACACATGGTTATATTAGTAGACACTCGTGAGAATACTAATAAAAATGTTACTGATTGGTTTGATAGGAATAACATCAAATGGAAGTCAAGAGCATTGAAAACAGGTGATTATGGTCTTATGGTTGAGAGTTGCCCTGAATTGGGCTTCTCAATCGACACCTATTTTAGTGACGAACTTTGTATTGAACGAAAGAATTCCGTAAGTGAGTTAGCTGGTAACATAGCAAATGCAACTAAAGATGATGACAGAATTTTTAAAGAATTTAATCGAATGATTAATATAGAGAAAAATTATCTTCTTATAGAGAATGACAACATAGAGGATATTTTTACAGAGAACTATAAATCGAAATTGAATCCGACATCGTTTTTTAGAACATTGCTTACATGGCAAAGCAGAAATAACATGCACATTTATTTTGTAGAAAGAGAATATATGGGTAGGATGATATACGAATTATGTAAAAATTGTTTAGATTCCAAGATATTGAAGTAAAGGAGAAAATATGGACAAGGTAAAAGTTTTTGAAGGACTATTAAATAAGTTTGAGACAGATGAGATTAGAAATTATTGTACTGATATGATTAAGGAAATTCCAGATTATATCTTCACAATTCCAAGTAGTACATCTTTTAAATATCATAATAAAACACAGTGTCAGCCACATGGTCAGATTTTTCACATTTTAATGTTTGCAGAAGTAATGAATTATGTTCTTGGATTAGAGTATGTAAAAGAAAAGACCAATGAGCGACAGCGAGATTGTTTACGCTGCACACCAATTTTTCATGATGCAATTAAATGTGGGCTAAATGGTTCTCAGTATACAGTACATGAACATCCAATGCTTGCAGGTGAATGGGTGAGAAATACATCGGTTGAACATGATGTAGATGCTGGCACAAAAGCATATATTGCAAGATTATGTGAGAGTCATTCGGGTGAATGGACTTCTACAAAGAGAAGTAAGACGGTATTACCAAAGCCTGAAAATGACGAGCAGTTCTTTGTACATATGTGTGATTATTTAGCAAGTAGGTCAAATCTTGATATGACATATTCTGATGATGTAGTTTCTGCATTAGGTGGTGTTGATATTCCAAAGGAAGAGTTACCAGATATTGATTCTTATGTAATTACATTTGGAAAATATTCAGGAAAGACACTTCCACAAATCAAAGAAATTGATCCTGGTTATATCTCATGGGCAAAAGAAAATATGAGCAGAGAGCCAGTAAGAAGTTTATTGGCTCAACTGTAGAGAATAATACGGTAGGAGGTAATAATCTATGAAAATTTTAACACGATTATTTACGAAAAATCTTACTAAAATTCCTTTGTTGTGGATTACATTCAACTGGAAGCTGTTTAAAAAGAATGGTACAAAAGGTTCTTGTATGTGTAATATTCATCCTTGTCTAAAGGATGATGAGCATATCATTTCCACTATGAATGAACTGTGTGATTATATCAGAGAAAATTATGATATGGAGAAAATTATATGAGCATGTCAATAGAAGAGGCTATTCGTATTTTAGATCTTGAAACATCAGCAGATGCGATTGCAGAAATTGAATATTATGCTGGCTTTAACAGAGATAAAACGATTGAGAAAGTTAATGAAGCTTGTGCAATTGCTAGTGATGTAATGAGAGAGTATTTAAGAGATGTGGAAACAATGTTTTCCGACAAGGAAGGTTATGAAGATTTGAGACAGATGCCACATGAAAAGGTTGTTGATTTATTCTTTAAAATGAAAAAGCTATTCAATAAAGCATGTGAACGTTGCGACAAGTTAGAAAAAGAGAATATTGAATTGACAGATTTGAATGAGTTGATTGATTCCATCACAGACAAACGAAAGACACAATGTTACAAAGATGATGGGAAGGTTTGGTGTTACTACTCTAGCGACTCACTAAATCCGTGTGGTTGTGGCTCAAACTGTTATCATTATGAATTTGATGGTAAGAAAATTTATGGAGTATGTAATGCATGTGGTACTGATATTTATGAAATGAAGAATGAGTTTGTAAAAGAAAAATTAAAACAGGGAATTTGGAAATAACTCAAACCCTGGAATGCCCATAAATAGGGCGTTTCAGAGACTCAAAAAGCCAAGGAAAGACGGATTTCATAAGGAGGCAAAATAAACTATGAAATATAAAATTAGCAATGCATACATAAATGTAAATGGTGAAGATATTGCGGTTGGTGTTGCTCTTGGAGAAGAGGATAGACCACAGTCTCCATTTAGAACGGAATATGTTACAAATTCAGAGTATGAAAAGGGGTTAAAAGAATTTCGATACGGTAGACAACAAATTGGAGATTGTGTTCATCATTGTATAACACAGTTTAAAAACTTTACTGCTACATGCCCAATAAAACAGAAGTGGATTGATGAATTAGAAAAAATGGGATACGACGTATCAAAATTGAAATATGAAATTGTAGAGTAATTGATGGATTTGTTAAGGAGGTGACAACAATGGCATATTGTCAGAGATGTGGTGAATATTGCCAAGACCATTATACATATTGTAAGAGATGTTATTTTGAACTTGGGCAACCATTTGGGAAAGCAATAGAAAGACCTCACAAATGTAGAAAATGTGGTTGCACTATATATGGAAGATATAACTATTGTTTATCATGTGCTCAGAAAAAGGGTTTTATTAATAAATCAAATTATTAAAATAATAAAACGAGAAAGACGGTATCTTGTCCGTCATTTATTGCAGAGAAAGGAGAAAATATGAATTCAAAAGGTATTTTGGCAATTAAAGATACTAAAAATTTATGTTACAAGTGTCTAAAAAAGAAAGATAAGATACAAAAAATCAATATCGGAAGTAGAGGATATGGTAGTTATTTTGATAATTTTAGTACAAGCCTTCAGCTTTGCGATGCTTGTTATGAGGATTCTACAAGAGATAAACCTATTTGGAACATGAAATTGTTAGATGATAATGACATATATGATGATTCTTATCTATATGACAATGAAATGTCTTCATATTTACACAATCTTCCACTTGAAAGTCGTGAGTTGGTATTTAATAGAAATTCATATGGAGCATGTGCAGATTGCAATATGAAGCCACAGGATTATATAGATTACGAATTAGACGAGTTGCCACATAATAAATGTAAACAGTATTGCATGTATTCGCCACAGGAAAGAGCTGCATATAAAGAAAGATTTCCTAATTGCGAATGCGTAAAAATAAAAAAATATAGCGATGGTTCACAGGGAAGTAGTTGTCCTTATGGTGCGTTTGGTGATAAGGATGGGAATATTGGATTAAATATAGCAGAAGAATGTTATATGTGTACTCATTATAAACCAAGACAAGGAGATATTAAAGTTATTGATGAGGTTGCTGAGTATTATCAAAATGAAAAGGATAGACTCATACACATGATTCAATATGCTGGCAGTAGACTTGGAGAACTTGAAAAAGATGTAAAAGAATATATAGACAAACATAAATAAAAAGTAATAAAACGACATTTTCTTACGAAAGTTAAGGAGGCAAAAAATGAGTTCAAACAGAAATAGTAGTAGTTCAGGTATTGGAATTTGCGGAGTATTAACAATTGTATTTGTTGTACTCAAATTAGTAGGCGTTATTAATTGGTCTTGGTTATGGGTATTGTGTCCATTATGGATTGATATTTTACTTACGGTTATTGTGTCGGTAATTATTACCATTATTGACAACAAGACAAGAAAGAAAACATGGAAGAGTGGGAGAATAAAATGGTAGATTTAATTATGTATCAGAGAGATTGTGTAGACGCTTTTAGAATGGAATTTTCTAAAGAAGATATTAAATGCAATTCAGGAGTAAAGAAACTTGCTAAATTTATTAATCGTCAAGGAAGAAAAATTGACAAAATTGATAAAATGCGAAGAAGCGTTTTAGGATACAAGTAAGGAGAATAATATAACATGAAAATTTTAGCTTTAACAATTTTATTTATTTTGATGTTTTTCAGAATTAAAGGTACGCCAAGTGCATTA